TAAAACTTTACCAATAGAACAAATGGCTATAGTTCTAAATGCTAAGGGAATGATTAAGAGGTATGAACAGCAAACAGCTGACAAACTTATAAAATATCAAACTTATGAAATACTACATTTATGTAATGATAGAATGGTTGGAGAATGCCACGGAACTTCTGTAATTGATGCTTGTATGTGGGTGATTGATGCAAGAAATGAAGCGATGGACGTTTACCGTAAGATTTTAAAGAGGAGTTTAGCCCTAGGTATTCTTTACATAGATACAGATAATCAAACTAAGATAACTGAAATTATGACTAAGTATAAGGACGCTGTAAAGAATGAAGAAGTTTTAGTATTGCCTAAAGGAGTTGCAGAGATACAAGATGCTAAGGTTTCAGTCCAAGACTTCCTAGCGTGGATTTCATATTTAGAGAACTTCTTTTATCAAGCGATCGGAATCCCTAAAGCTGTTTTAGGTGGGAGCGAGACTGTTTCAGAAGGCGGGCAGAAAGTTGGCTATCTAGCTTGGGAACAGGTTTATATGACTGAACAAAAATTACTAGAAGAAGATTTATGGAATCAATTAGGTATTAAAATAACTTTTGAAAGACCTGCAAGTATGGCTCCCGATATGGCTATGAACGAGGCTAAGAATACATCACAAACATCTTTCCAACCTAAAGATGCTCAAGTAACTGGGGGAAATGAATAATGGCAATTAGAATAACTAAGAATGGTTTACAATCTTATGAGCCTAACCCTATAATAAAGAAAAAGAAAGAAGATGAAAAGGAATTAAATAAAAAAGAGAATAAGATTAATACAACAGAGAGCGATTTAAATGACCCAAAAAACCCTTATAGGTATGGTAATAAAATAAAAGAGGCTAGTAAAGAAAGTGCTTTAAAAATGACTAGAGGCGGAACAAGAACTAAAATTATTCATAGTGATTATAGTGAAGAAGCAAAGGCAAAAAGAAGGAACAACCAAGTACAACGACCAGAACAAGCACAAACAGAACAAGCAGCAAAGATAGCAGAGGCTTATTCTAATATTGAAAATGAAACGCCATCAAATATAGGAAGTGAATTAACACAACCTAGCAATAACCAAAGTGTTGAGGGTGCTAGTCAATCTTCTGCATCAAGAAGTATGAACGTTCAAAAAAATGCAGAGGATTACCTTAGAGTTAAAGCTCTAGGTAGTTTAGGGATTAAAAGCGCGGGTTCAGAGAGGTTTAACTTAGAAGCAGAAAACGAGATTGAGGCTAAGGTTTTTGCAGAGGGCGTAGCTACTGGAGATCTTTTAGCCGCTTGGGTTGCTAATATACCTATACTTCCAAAATTTGCTAAAAAATGGATTAATGCGAGTAAGTCTTTTACAACTCTGCCCGAAGATAGTCAAAGTTATTCTATACAAATGGCTAAGAAAGCAAAAACAGATGCTTTAACACATATTGATTTAATGGTTGCTGGTGGAGAAAACCCAAGCGACACCATAGAGTTTGTAAGAAATTACGAGAATAATATAAAAGAAGCTAGAGCCAAGTTTAAACAGATGATTATGTTTAACCCAGATTTAGCAGCAAACCCCGAATTAGTTAACTCTTACTTACTTTACTTTAATGAAATGGAGAGAGATATAGCAAAAAAGAAAATAGAGGCTGGTTTAATATGAATAAGGAAATAGTTTATAATATTGTAAATAGCGCGCTAGCTGGTTCTTTGGTAATGTTAGGTAGCTTCACCAACGGTAGCATAACAGCGCAAGGAGTATGTTTTGGAGTTATTGCAGGTTTACTAGTGGCAGTAACTAAGTTTAAAGACTACTGGACAGTAAAAGAAAAAGATTATAAATGCAAGTTGTTTAACTTTATATAATGGAAACAGAAAACCCTGAACAAGACTCAGCGGACGAAGTGGCTACAGACGAGCCCGAAGAAGAAGCTGACGAATAATAATGGAAAATGAAATTAAAACAGAAGAAACAGAAGAAGTGCAGCAAGAGCCAGCTATTGATTTGGTTGCTCAAGCTAGTGCGATTGCAGAAAGGCTCGAAAAAGCAAACGCAGAAGCGGAAGTTAAAATAGCTAAGGCAGAAAATCTAGCAGCATTCGCGGCACTTGGTGGTAAGTCTGAAGTAGCTCCCGAAGTAGCTCCCGAAGAAGAAACACCCGTAGACTATGTAAAAAGAGTTCAATCAAATAAGGCTTAATCGAAATACTTAAATACATAATCTAGTTAAACATAATATGGCAAACGAAGCAATACTTTTAATAGAGATGAGTTCACCTATTCCTATGACTTGTGCAGATGGCGCAGGTATAGAAAAAGGAACATTACTACAACTTACTGACCCTATGACAGTTAGTGCAAGCTCTGCGGATAATGAAATATCTATCGGGATCGCAGCTGCTGAAAAAATAGCAAGTGATGGAGTAACAAAGTGTCCTGTTTATATTGACGGTATTTTTAGAATGAAAGATTCTGGATCTGGAGTAACAGCTGGAGACTTACTAAAAATAGCTGGAGCAAATCTTGTAGCAACTGCAGACGATGCGGGAGCACAAGGTGGAAAGGAAGTAGTAGGAAAAGCTCTTGAAACTGCTGGAGCAAGTGAAACCTTAGCAGTTTTGGTAGGAAAACAATAATGGCAGACACAGTAGGACAAGCAAACATTAGAGGATTAGATATTGATAAGCTAGTAAAAGGCTTCGCTGATGAAGAATTAATTATGAAGCAATATGTTACAGTAACACCAACAAGCGCTAGAGAAATAAGATGGTATCAAAAAACAGCTGGGTTTATTGATTCAACTGATACTACTGGAATTACTACATCTCAAATAGTTACAGTAGGAAAAGCAAAACCAGTAGTAGCTCAACCAAGCTTTACAAGACTTACAAGTTATGTTAAAAAATTCTTCTTAGCTTCTGAGATGATTTCAACAGAAGATGAAAAAGACTGTGATATTGACATCATAGCAACAACAATCAGAGATGTAGTACGAGGAGTTGGAAGACAAGTTGACCTACACATAATTAATACTATTGCTGAAAATTTCACAGGTGGAACAATTCAAACAATCGCTATAACAAATGAATGGGACGACGTAGCAAATGCAGTACCTATCTCAGATTTAGCAACAGCAAGAGAATACCTTAAAAATTATAATTACGAACCTAACGGAGCAGTTTTTGCTTGTAGGCCTGACGTAGAAAGATTTTTACTTAACTATTTGATTGCAGTAAAAGGTTCTAGTATTCCACAATTTGCAAGCGCAAAAGTAGGAAATGCTGTTTTACTAGAAATAATGGGTTTCAAGGTTGTATCTTCAACTTTGGTAACTTCTGATAAAGCTTTGGTTTTTGTACCTCAAAGAAGCTGTACTTATAAACAATTTATGCCTATTGGTTCTGCTACTATAGTAGATGAATTAATTGGAAAAACAATAAGAGTAGCAGAGGAAGGAGTCGCTTTACTTACTGACCCTAAATCTGTTGTGTTATTTACAAATATAGGACCAAGTTAAAATGGTTACAGTAACTAATACTGGCGAGAGAGACAAAGGGACTGTTGAAAATAATTTTTCTATAACTAACTGGACTGAAGACCACGAGTTAGATTGTAATACTGGCGCTGATGCTGAGATTTGCGACGTTCTAGCAACTTTAATCGCTGACTTAATAAGACAAGGTATAATTAAAGGGAGTGTAGCAACCGCATAAAATGGCAGCTGGAGATATTGTTACAATGCAAGGGCCTCTTAGTCCTTCTAAATTATGTTTCACTTTACCCGGTGGGAATGATTCTTGTGCAACTGTTAATGATTTTACAGCGAGTAGAGTTTCAGCTGGAGACACTAAGGGAACTTTCACAGCTTGGATAATGATGGACGCTGCGATTGCAGTTGTAACTCAAGCAGTAATCGGGAACGCAGATGCAAGTATTGTTGAATTTTTAGACATTACAATTGAGTCAGGACTATTAACAGTTAGAAGCACAGACAATACGACCGCTCAATTTGTAACACAGGCAGATTCAGCTTATGTTTTTAAACCTTATACTTGGTATCAAATTGCAGTGGTTCAAGCAGCGGACGGACACGGAGTTAGATTATATATTAATGGAAAAGAAACAGCAGCAACAAACGACACAGCA